CCTGCCTTTCTTGATACGTGCTCATATATAATATTATAATTGAAAAAGTTTATATAGTCAAGTGATATTAATCGTCTTTGTTTATATCACCAATGTCTGTTTTGAGATTATCTCTATACTCGCCCCAGTATTTCTTGTGTGCTTCAGTATGAATTAACTTGGCGAGTTTCGCTTGGCGTTCACGATATTCGCCTTGCTTGAGCCAATACTCTTCGTCTGTGTAACCACTTTTGTTAACGTTTTCCATGAACTCTCTTTGCTGTTTAATGAGTTCTTCGATTGCTTTTTGTTTTTCAGTTTTATCTTTTGTCATTGCGAATATCTTGCGTTTAATAGATCGCCGAACTTGTTTGCTTCTTCGCCTAACTTGATTAAATTATGCTTGCCACAGAATTTTAAAAAGTATAATCCAACATTTTTATTTTCCTTTTGTTCGATACCACGTATTGTAGCATTGATTTCCTCACGCACATTTTCTGGTTGTGCTGTGAGATCAACTAATGTGCGATTACGCTCATAATCATCTTTTACACGATGTTCTATTTCATTATGATCGATCCAACGCTGAAGCATCATATTATTCCAAACATAGCCTTTATTATGCCTATCTTCAAACGCTTCTTTTAATACAGTTTTACGAACACGTGGATACGCAGTAAACACGTTATCGCTTGGATCACCTCGCATACACTTTTCAAATAATAACCATTCTGGATTAGGAATCTCTTTAGGCTGTTTGGTCTTTTTATCAATAACCATATTGCCTTTTTTATCAAAAACACCTTCAATAGTTATTAACTGATCTGTAATGCCGTTATACTGCTTAACATTAGTGTCAAGCAGTTGGTAAAAGTCACTATCACTGCTAATAATAAAATGCTCGTCGTTTGGATGCCCTTGTATAAACCCAGCAATAAGATCATCTGCTTCAAGAACTGAATTTTGGATTACAGTACAGTTAGTTTTGTTTTTAAGAAACGCAGTGAAATCTTCAAACACTTCCCAAAACAATTCATCTTCTTCCTGTTCTTTTTCAGTAAGTGCTTGTCGTGCTACTGCTCTATTCTTTTTATATGGCTCATAAAAGGACTTGCGCCAACTTCTGCCTTCCAAACAAAATATAACATGGTCAGCATTAAACTCGCGCCATACTTTGGCCACGGATGCAAGAGTTACATGGATAGCAAGACCTAGTTTAGTGTCGGTATCAACACTCTTGGCAACTACGTGCCTTGCCCTAAAAAACATATTAGCGGTGTCTATTAATAGATATTTCATTTAACCTTCTGCTTTTGCGATGGCTCTGGACCAATAACGAACAATAATTTCTTGTACATCTTTATCTGTCCAATCACTGGGCATATCATAACCCTTAACAACTAGCCAGATTGTATTAGCTAATTCCCTGTCTAATTTTTTATCTAAATCTTTGTCCGTCATATGTCTGATTAAAAAACATGAAAAGTAGAACGGCTAGCTCTGCCTAGCCGAACCACTTTCCCTGAGAGTAAGCGATATTACTTCCTCGTAAATAGCCAATAAAGAACTCCAACTGCTACTAAGCCAACAAGTCCGTTGCTACCTAGTGCATTTACAAGTCCGATAATGTTACCTACGACATCGCCTGGCAAAAATGCCACGCCTGGTCCGAAAATGATTTGTAGGACTACTGCTAGTGAAACTAGAGCAACACCTACTTCAGTCAATTTTCTTACCCAGCCTAACGCTGTGTCAACGATATTTCCAGCCATATCTTACCTCCTTCGGTTTTACTATTGTGATATAAAATATTTTATATCGCTGGTTTCTGTATTACTACAGAATTTTTACAACACTTTCAGTATAACATTGTCATACTATCTGTGTCAAGCGATTCAATAATATTCTTGCCCACTTTCTGTGTGCGGCAGGTCCGAAATACTGTGTTCCGGAGTTAAAATCAAAATTTTGTGCTTTTAACTGAGAAACCATGGTTTCATCGGAATCGTATGGACCAATATAAGAATCGCCAAAATCATATTGCTCGTCAGTAGAAACATCTAAGCAATTTTGTGTATTGAACATTAAATGCTTAACATTTAATTTTTTTAAATCTTTATGTAATTGTATTACATCTTTTAAGTGATCTTGTG